ACCAGCATTAACTAAATTTAGACCAGAAACAGAAAAAGATAGATTTGAAAGAATGCAAGAATATTACATGAGCCAATACAATATCGAATGGAGAATGATATTAGAAGATGGTGTAGAATATGATGTTGATGCAGATGGAACTATCGTATCTAACGAGAGAGAACCTTTACATGGATTTAGAAGATTGACTAGATAATGGCTGTAACATTAAAGATTACATCTAATCAAAAACAAGTATCTCAAAAATTTAAAAAATTCCAATCAGTATTATCAAGAGTTATTGATAAAGGTGTTAAACAAGCTGGATTCCAATTAGTAGATATAATAAGAACTAAAACAAAAAAAGGAATTGATTTTAGAGATAGACCTTTTGCACCATATTCAGAGGGTTATTTAAAACATTTAAACAAAATAGGTTATCCAACAAATGTAGATTTACATTATTCAGGTAATATGGTTGGTTCTCTAACACCATCTATGGTTAAAAAAACAGGAAAGCATAAAGTTAGTTTAGGTTTTGCAAGAGCAGAAGAAAGAGATAAAGCATTATGGAATCAAGTTCTTGGTAATCCAAAAAGAGAATTTTTTGGCTTTAACAATAGAACAGAAAAGATTATAAGTAAGCAATTCAACAGATTTGTAGAAAAAGAATTAAGAAAGTTTAGAATATGAGTGTAAGAGAAAACATAGCATCTAATTTATTGTCAGTTATATCTGCTATATCTAGCCCAGATATTATAAAAGCAACTAGACAACCTTTTTTATTAGACGAGTTATCAGATAAACAATATCCAGCAGTAATAGTACAAACATCAGAAGAAAATAGAGATGACTCTGAATTAGGAAGTGGTGCTAAAACTAGGCATGGTACTATTGATTTTGTAATACTAGGTTTTGTTAAAGGTGCAGAGGCCAATATAGATACTAAAAGAAATGAATTAATTACAGCTATTGAAACTGCATTAGAAACTGATATTACTCGAAGTGGTAATGCACTTGATACAGAAGTCATACAAGTAGAAACTGACGAGGGTTCTTTATTTCCTGTTGGTGGAATAAGAATGACAATTAGGTGTATGTACGAATATCAAGCTGGAACACCATAGGAGATAATATGACAACTAAAATTATAAACAGAATAGAAAAGAAAATAGACCAAATAGAAAAATTACACGATAAAGAGTCTATGTTATGTGAAGAAGTAAAAGACTTATTAGCTGAATTAAAAGAAAACCAAGAAGATGAAAGTCAAGAGTGGGAAGAAGATTTAGATGATGAAGATTTTGAAGAAGATGAAGAAGATATTGACGAAGAAGATGAAAGATAATAAAAGGACTTATGGCTAAAGACATTAAATTATATAAAGGTAATTCAGAGATAGTTATTAATGAATCTAATCTTGAACATTTTATAAGTTTAGGCTATAAGCAAGAAAAAGAAACTAAACAAACTAAATCAAACAAGGACAAAAAATGGCAACACATCACGGAAAAGAAGGCGTAGTTACTGCTGGTGGAACTGCTGTTGGGGAACTAACATCATTCACACTTGAAACTACAGGAGATGTTGTAGAAGATACAGCTTTAACAGATGCTACTAAATCATTTGTTGCTGGTCGAACTTCATTCTCTGGAACATTAGAAATGCACTTTGACGAAACTGATTCTCCACAAGAAACTTTACTTGCTGGTGCTTCTATCTCATTTGTTTTATTACCAGAGGGTAATACAGGTGGAGATGCAAGTTACACAGGAACAGGTATTGTTACAGGTATGAGTATTAATAACTCAATGGACGCAATTATTTCAAGAACTGTTACTTTTCAAGGAACAGGTGCTTTAACTGTAGGTACTGTATAATCTTAATTTATGTCAGTTATTGATAGAGTTAAATCTCATTTTGAAACTCTTAAAACTACTACTATTGAAGTTGAGGAGTGGAAAGACGAGCATGGTAATCCGAGTGTATTCTATTCAGAGCCATTAACCCTTGAAGAAAGAAATTATATAATTAAAAAATCAAATAATTTTGAAGATTTAAATGCTTTAGTTGATTTAGTTATAATGAAACTTCTTATTAAAAATGAAAAAGGCGAAATGATAAAAGCCTTTAAACCAGAAGATAAATTTGCTTTAAGAAAAAAAGCAGATGGTAAAGTTATAGATCGTATTGCTAGTCTTATTACAAGAGGCGATAATTTTGAGGAAGCCGAAAAAAAGTAAATAGCGACCATGATGTTAGGTCGCTTTTAGTTATTGCAGAGAGATTACATCTTACAATTCAACAAGTTCTTGATATGCCAATAGAACACTATAATCTTTGGTTAGCTTACTTGAAAAAAGAACAAGAACAGTATAAAACCAATCAATCATTAGCAGAAGCAAAGAAATTTAAAACATAATGGCACAGAATTTAAAAATAAACATAACAGCACAAGATAAAACTAAACAAGCCTTTAATGGTATTAGAGGTGGATTAGCAAGTCTTAAAAATGCAGTATTTTCTCTTAAAGGTGCTTTTATTGGATTAGGTACAGGATTAGTTGTAAAATCTTTTATTTCAACAGGAAGAAGTATTGAAGATTTACAAGTTAGATTAAAACAATTATTTGGAAGTACACAAGAGGGTGCAAAAGCATTTGATGTAATGGCAAATTTTGCATCTAAAGTTCCATTTTCATTAGAACAAATACAAGAAGCATCAGGAAATTTAGCAGTTGTGGCTGGAGATGCAGATAGATTAGCAAAAATATTAGAGATAACAGGAAATGTTGCATCTGTTACAGGAATAGATTTTAGAACTGCTGGAGAACAAATACAAAGATCATTTGCTGGTGGTATTGCTAGTGCAGATATATTTAGAGAAAAAGGTGTTAGAGATATGCTTGGTTTCAAAGCTGGTGCAACTGTAACAGCAGAAGAAACAGTAAGAGCATTTGAAAGAGTGTTTGGTAAAGAGGGTAAATTTGGAAAAGCAACAGATGAACTTGCTAATACATTTACAGGAACATTATCTATGCTTGGAGATAAATTATTTAATTTTAAAAGAGGTGTTGCTGGTGCTGGTTTCTTTGATGAACTTAAAAAAGAGTTTAAATCTTTAAATGAATTTATTGAAGAAAATGCAGATGCATTTGAAACTATTGGTCATGCAATTAGTAAGGTTTTAGTATTTGCAGTTAGAGCATTTGCTGGTGCTTTAAGAGCAGTTGGTAATGCTACTAATTTTATTAAAAGACAAATAGAAAATATACAAAGACTATTAGGTTTTGATGTTCCTTTTGTTGTTGAAATAGAAAAAGGACAAAAAGTTATTAAAGAAGTAAATCTTGATTTAGTTAAACAAAAATCTTTATTTGAAAAAATAGTTGAAGAAGTTAAAAAACTAAATGAGGGATTTAAGATAGAAAAAGAAATAGTAGGGCAAATAAAATCAGTAACTCAAGGTATTTCTAAATCTATTGCAGAATCCGTTGTTTTAGGAAAAGAATTAAGTGTTACATTTAAACAATTAGCACAACAAATTTTAATAAATATTATTTCAAAAACTATTGAGAGAATAGCATTACTTGGAATAGAAAAAATATTATTAGGAGATATAGTTAAAAAAGAAGCAGAAAAAGATAATTTAATAAGAAAACAAAATACCAATCTAAAAAGACAAATTTTACTTAATATGTTATCTGGTGGTAGTGGTGGTGGTGGAATACCTTTTATGGCCAAAGGTGGTGCAGTATCTAAAGGACAACCAATCGTAGTTGGAGAACAAGGTGCAGAATTATTTATACCTAACTCATCAGGACAAATAACTCAAAATGCTAGAGGTACAAATAGTGGTTCAACTAATGTTAATTTTAATATTAACACAGTAGATGCTTCTGGTTTTGAAGAATTACTTGTTAGATCAAGAGGAACTATTACACAATTAATTAATAACGCAGTTAATGAAAGAGGGAGTAAAAACTTAATCTAATGTCAGGTGCTTTTCCAATATCTTCTGCAAAGTTTGAATCTTTAGGAATAAGGTCTATTCAAAATACTATTTTATCAAAAACTGTATCTGGAAAGAAACTTGCTAGACAAATAGACAATCAAAGATTTGCATTTACAGTTAGAATAGTTACAGCAACTAGATCAGATGTTTATGGAGAGTTAATGGCCTTTATAATAAAACAAAGATCAGGCAAAGAAAACTTTACCATTATCCCACCAGAAGTAGAAGATGCTAGAGGTAATGAAACAAATACAGTATTAGTTAATGGTGTTCACGCAGTTGGAGATACAACGATTGCTATGGACGGACACCACAATGATAATCCACACGCATTTAAGTCAGGAGATTTTATTAAGTTTGCTTCACACGATAAAGTTTATATGATTGTAGCAGATGTTCAGGCTTCTAGTAATGCTTCAACAGTAACTATTGAGCCACCTTTACTTACAGCACTTGCAGATGATTCAGTGGTTACTTATGATAATGTACCTTTTACAGTACATCTAACTAATGATATTCAAGAGTTTGGTGTAGTTGGAACTGCTAATGATGGTGCGTTGTTGTATCAATTTGAATTTGATGTAGAAGAAACTCTATAGTGAAAAAATATAAAATTACACATAAAATAAACGCTGACTTTATTGCTGAAATTATTGTTAATGAAGATCAAATAGATGCTAGTATTAACGATCTTAAAGAATACAAGAAACCTAATAGCAAATTTGAATATACTATGTTAAAAGGTACAGAAAGTGTAACCCAAACAACTTACGAAGAATATGACGAGAAGCCTAACAACAGCGATAAAGAACGAACTAGCGACTAATGATATTAGGCCTGTTCATCTTATTACTATTGGGTTTGCTACTCCTGTTAATATAACAGATTGCTCATTTGATCTAACTTCATCAGTTTCAGGCTCATCAGTTACCTATTCTTCTAGTGATTTTATACTAGGTATATCAAATCATAGTGAGCAAACAGATTTAACTAAAGCTAGTTTAAATTTATCATTATCAGGTGCAGATCAAACATTTATATCTTTAGTTTTAAATGAAAATGTAACTAATGACACAGTAGATATTTATAGAGGTTTTTTAAATGATTCTAATACATTAATTGCTGACCCATTCCTTTTATATAAAGGTCATATAGAAAGTTTTGGAATACAAGAATCTGAAAAAGATAGCACAGTAGGTTTATCAATAGTTTCACATTGGGCTGACTTTGAAAAAAAGAATGGTCGTAAAACAAACAATGTATCACAACAAAGATTTTTTAGTACAGATGTTGGAATGGATTTTAGTTCTCAAACTGTATTAGATATTAAATGGGGTAGAGCATAATGGGTTGGAAAAAATTTGTAAGTAAAGTTGTTTCTCCTGTTTTAAAAGTTTTTGGAGTTAATCCTTTTGTTGCACTAGGTATTAGCTTATTTTTATCTTGGATATTAAGACCAAAAGTTCCTGAAATGGAAGATTTTGGAACTAACTCTTTTGATGATTTTGAAAGAGGATTATTAGTTAATAAACAATCTAATGACGCAAATATTCCTGTAATTTATGGAGAAAGACTTACAGGGGGAACTAGAGTTTTTATGGAAACTTCTGGTACAGATAACACTTACTTATATATGGCTATCGTTATGGCAGAGGGAGAAATAAACGATATAGAAGAAATAAGAGTAGATGATAAAGTTGTTACATTTGCGTCTAGTTTTTCAGATGGAACAGCAGTTGAAGTAGGAAGTGGAGATAGTAATTTTTATAAAAATAGTGAAAGTTTAATTAGAGTAGAACCTCATTATGGAACAGATGGTCAATCTGCATCATCTTTATTATCTACATTATCTAGTTGGGGAAGTAATCATAAATTATCTGGCTTATGTTATTTAGCGATTAGATTAAAATGGAACTCTGACGCATTTGCTGGACTTCCAAAAATACAAGCAAAGATACAAGGTAAAAAAGTTGTAGCTTATAACTCTAGCCTACAAGCACAATCTCCAGCATATTCAACAAATCCAGCATGGTGTTTATTAGACTATTTAACTAACACTAGATATGGAAAAGGTTTAACAACAAGCGAAATAGATTTACAAAGTTTTTATGATGCCTCAGTTGTTTGTACAACACAAGTAACACCATATTCAGGTGGTAGTGATATAAATATTTTTGATACAAATACTGCTCTTGATACTTCAAGAAATATCTTAACTAATGTTAGAGAACTTATAAAAGGTTGTAGAGGCTATCTTCCATATAGTGCTGGTAAATATAGTTTAGTTATCGAAACAACAGGAACTGCAAGTATCACATTAACAGAAGATGATATTATAGGTGGATACAGTTTAACAACACCTGATAAAAACGAAAAATATAATAGAGTTATAGTTGGATTTATTGACCCATCAAGAAATTATCAAGTTAATGAAATTCAATGGCCACCTATTGATGATTCAGGATTACCAAGTGCAGATCAACACGCAACTATGAAAACTGCTGATGGTGGTTTTTTATTAGAGGGTAGATTTTCATTCAGTACAATTACTAGCCAATATCAAGCAGAAGAAATGGCAGAGGTTATACTTAGAAGAAGTAGAGAAGCATTATCTTTAGGAATAACTGTAAGTTTAGATGCTTATGATTTAGCGATTGGAGATATTTGTAACATCACGCACAGTTCTTTAGGATTCTCTGCTAAACCTTTTAGAGTTCTTGGAATTACATTTAATGAAGATTTTACTGTTGGTTTATCTTTAGTAGAACATCAAGATAGTCATTATACTTGGGCAACTAAAACACAAGCTACAGCAACACCAACAACAAACTTACCAAATCCATTTACTATCCAACCACCAGCAAGTGTAACATTAGATGATACATTAGTTGAATATAATGATGGAACTGTAATTGTAGCTTTAGATGTATCAATAGGTGCTTCTCCTGATAGCTTTGTTGATTACTACCAAGTAGAATATAAATTAAGCACAGATTCAGATTTTATTATTTACGCACAAGGTTCAGGATTAAACCACAGAGTTTTAAATGTAATTGACCAAAAAATTTATGATGTAAGAGTTAAAGCTGTAAATAGTTTTGGTGTAAGTTCAACCTATGTATCAGCACAAAGAACTATTATTGGTGCAGTAGAACCACCAGCAGATGTAGAGGACTTTGCTTGTAATATTGTAGGACAAGAGGCACATTTATCATGGACACAAATACCTGATTTAGATTTAGCATATTATAGTTTAAGATTTAGTGAAGAAACTGATGGAACTGCTGATTGGCAGAACTCAGTAGCATTAGTAGAAAAAGTATCAAGGCCAGCAACCTCAATTTCTGTACCAGCTAGGGCTGGAACTTATCTTTTAAAAGCAGTAGATAAATTAGGTAACTTTAGTTCAAATGCTACAGCAATTATTTCTAATGTTACAGGAGTTGCTAATTTTAATGCAATAGCTACTCAATCTGAACACCCTGACTTTTTAGGAACTTTAACTAATGCTGTAATTACAGATGATGCTATTGAATTAGATTCATCTGAATTATTTGATAGTGCGTCAGGTAACTTTGATGATGAAACAACTAGATTCTTTGATTCTGGTGTTGCTAATGCTGATTTTTACGCAAGTGGTAATTATTTATTTGCAGATGTAATTGATATAGGTGCTAAACACACAGCTAGAATTACAGCATCACTAACTCAAACATCAGATAACCCAGATGACTTATTTGATAATAGATCAGGATTATTTGATACTACTTCTTCTAACTTTGACGGAGATACACCAGCTAATGCAAATGCACATATTGAAATAGCAACAAGTGATGATAATGTAACTTACACAGCTTTTCAAAATTTTGTAATTGGAGATTACACAGCTAGATACTTTAAATTTAGAGTTGTTTTAATTTCAAGAGATGGCGCTTCTACACCTAGAGTTTCAGCAGTTACAGTTACGATTGATATGCAGGATAGAATATTTAGTGGAAATGATATAGTATCTGGTGCTGGAACTAAAACTGTAACATTTACAAATCCATTTAAAACTGTTAATTATGCACTTGGAATTACAGGACAAGGAATGGCCACAGGAGATTATTTCTTGGTAGAAAGTAAAACCATTAATGGATTTAATATAACATTTAAAAATTCAAGTAATACAGCAATATCAAAAACATTTGATTTTATTGCAAAAGGGTTTTAAAAGGAGTATAAACACATCATGGCACAACACGATTACGATATAGCAAACCAATCATTCCCAGCTTTTAGAACTGATCTAAACAATGTTCTAGGTGCTATTAATTCATCTAATTCAGGAACTTCAAGACCAAGTTCTGCTGTCGCTGGTACGATTTGGCTAGACACATCTGGTGGTGCAACTGCCAACACTTTAAAATTTTATGATGGTGCTGATGATATATCTTTAGCAAATATTAATACTACTGCTAACACAGTAGATTGGTTAGATAGTTCAGTTGTATTTGATATAGTCGCAGATACTACTCCACAATTAGGTGGTCAATTAGATGTTAATGGTAATGCTATTGGAGATGGGACAAATGAATTATTAAAGTTTGTAGAAACAGCTAGTGCAGTAAATGAAATAACTATAACTAATCAAGCAACAGGAAGTAATCCAAGTATTTCTGCAACAGGAGATGATACTAATGTTGGTTTAGAATTTACTACAAAAGGTACAGGAACAATTAAATTTAACGATCTAGCTTATATTCCTCAACAAGCATTAACTTCATCATCAAATGCAGTTGCTTGGGATACACAAGCAAAACCAAACGCATATCATTTAACAACAGAAAGTACTACATTCTCTGCACCTACTAATGCAGTAGAGGGTTCATTTATTTGTATAGAAATTAATTATGATGGCGCACACACAATTGCTTTTAACACAATTTTTGAATTTGCTGGAAGCACAGCACCAACATTTACTTCGGCAGATGGTAAAACGGACATTTTAGTTTTCAAATATAATGGTGCTATCTGGCAAGAAGTTGGTAGAACATTAAACCTTAGTGAAAGTTAAAATATGTATGCATTAGTAACAGATAACGAAATAACACAAATAATAACAAATCCTAAAACTATGGTTATAGGAGATGTAAGATACCCAGCTAAAATATTTCAACTGTGGTCGCAATCAGAATTAAATGCAATCGGTATTTATGAAGTA